GGGAGAGTCAGGCGATACGCTGGCAGCCTTTACCCATGTCTCGCATGATGGGGTTGTTCAAGTGTCCCGTGGCGCAGCTGGGTTGTTCCGCCCCATCAAATCACAGCGCGACAAGTGGATTGAGGCGGCATGCGAGTCAATGAAGGACGCGCGATTCACTATGCCAAACACAGACGTTGCGCCGATGGATTTGGCCGCGCTGTATGCTGGCGCGCTATACGACGCCGGTCTAGCGAAGGAGGTGTGAACATGCTCGCCACAATCCTAATGCTCGCCAGCATGGTTCTCGCCACGCTATTCTACGCAGCAACCAAGCGCGCAGAGGCGTACAACGCGGACGCCAAGCTGCTAGAGCTGGAAATCGACGCAGACGACGAACTGATCATGCGGCTAGCTGATGCACTATCAGCGCACCCAGGCCACGGCCCGCTTATAGCCGAGGCGCACCGCCACCTGTCTCGCCCCTAATAGCATCCCAAGCGCGCTCGCAGGTCAATCCTCGGGCGCGAGCGTCTTCATAGCCTCCAGCGACCGCGCTCGCAAATCCGTCATACTCTCCAAGCAATCCGGTGAGCACGCCGATGGTCTGTTCTGCTGTCGCCCACTTGGTGGCAAGTCGGGAATTGTCGGCGCGGTAATAGCTGGTGACTTGATCGAGTCGTTGCCGCAGCCTGTCAGACTCAGCGTCGCCAACAACAACGCGCTCGCGAATGTCTTGCAGCTCTTCATCACCCTTTGCCCCCTCTTGCGCCACGCTCTGGAAGCGGCGGCGCTCTTCTGTTCGTGCTGCCTCGGTAGCCTTTGCAAGCGCTGTTGCGTGTTGCGCAACAAGGTCAGACATGGCGGCATCAGAGCGTGCGCCTTGCCATGTCCAGCCTGCTCCGAACGCCAGCCCAAGCGCGGCAACGGCAATACCAATCTTCACGGCTTCAAGCACAGTTGCACCTCGGCTAGTCGTCGGTTATGCAGGCCGCGCACATATCGACCGCCAGCATACGCCCACACCTTGCGCCCGTCTGCGCCCCAGGCCAGCGCCTTGCAGCCCTCTGCGACCCGTCCGGCGTTGATCAGGCCCATAGCCCGACTGGCGCACGCGGCTGGCGTGCCGACGTTGTGAGCAAAGGACGACAGGGCGTCAAAGGTGTTCTGGCTTATGCGGTCGTTGCGGATGCAGTCGGCCAGCTCAAGCTGTCTGCCCTGGATGACAACGCGCTCAATCTCGGCGCACTTCTCGTCTGACCAGTAGTCGCCCACGATTACAGGCACCGGGCTTGTGTGGCGCGTCAGACCCATACAGACAGTGGGCAGTCCGTTAGCGAACTGGTCAGGGTAAACGGTATTCTGCCCGCTGCCCTCCCATGTCGCAAGAAACGACAGCAGCCCGCCGCTTGCGAGAACAAGCGTACCGGCTGCAATGCGGGCTTTAATCCCCACGGTTGAACCAGCCTTTCACGGTCGTAACAACTCGCGGCATGATCACAACGATCTGGAAGGCGAGATAAAGCAGCGTTGCAATATATACCCAGTCCTGCAAGCCAACCCCCCAAATCGTCCGCGCAGCGCCATCAGCCACTACTACCGCGCCAGCTGGTGCCAGCTTCATCCCTGCTGCTGCCACCTCGTTTGCGGCGTGTTGTGACATCTGTGAACTCCTCATCATTCACCCGTGATTGGTGGTGTCATTTTAGCATTACGGCTTGGACGAGCAAGTTGCGCGTATTCTTACAAGCCCTTTCACTGGCCCTGTAATTCGACCGCGCACCAATACCCCCGAAGTGCTTAGCGTGGCCCCGCCGCCTGCGAGCGCGCTGTTCACATAAGTGTCGTTTACCGCGCCAACGACTGTTGCGGTCCCGGAGTTGTCGTACCACAGGCCTTGCCTGTGAAAATATCCGACCTGCCCCGTGGTTGCCTTGTTCAGCGTAGCCTTTAGGTCAACGTGAACGGCTCCGCCGCCATTCAATAGGAACTGGCCAACGGTAACGGTCGAGGTGTCCGACACATTCACCGGAAGCGAGAAGTCTAGGTCGTAGTCGTCGACCTGAATGGCCGCATTCCACTCTACTTGCGGCAGGTCGGCTGCGTTGTACTCGTAAACATCTCCGCTACCAACCCAGCGAACAACTCGGCCGACTGCGCTTACATTCTGACGGGTGATCCGGTATGGCGTCATAACCCCTGCGCCGTAAGTTCCGGTAATGCGGTTTCCGCGAGTAGTGAGCAGGTCATAATCGTAATACTGTGTGTCGACATTCAGCAGCGCGACAACCTTCCCGTCCGCCTCTGTTGTGAAGTCGGCGTGGATGGAGTTGCCCTCGAACAGCACGTCCGTGTTTTTGATCCCTCGATTTGCGACAGAGATAAACCGAGTATGCTGCAAAAACGCCCCGCCCATTGTTGGGTTAATCATCGCGTTGCGAGAAGATACCGGGTTGTAGAAAGCGCCGCGCCAGACAATAGAGTCCTGACCCTTGAACCCGACGCTCTTGCAGTCCGAAACCTCGGCACCTTGGTTTTTTGACCCGTCGCCACCGTCCTGCACAATGTCGTTTGTGTTTGCGCCGTAAACGCGAACATTGCCGATCTTGCAGAACGCAGGAGCGCCGTTGTGAACGCCGACAGTTGACAGGTTTACAATAGTTCCGTCGTTGTCGAAGCTGTCACGAGTGTAGACGATGGACACGTCATCGCATATACCCCTGTCACCTACTGGGCTACCAGCGCCGGGCGTTGCATCATCCGCGTTTAGCCCTTTGATATTAATGGCACCCTCTGACGCGCCCGAGTCAATAAGCAGGCCGCCACGGATGCGCGGGTAGCGCGCCTTTGTATAGATCGCCTCGCAATCGTAGTTCACACCGGTGCAGTCACGCACAAAGAACTGCTCTACAGAGGTGGTGAGGCCTGAAAGCATTACAGCGTGGCATTCGTAGTTATTTCCAGAGGTAGAGTCGCCTGTTGTAGTGCGGTTGATTACAGTATCTATCCAGGCCCCAGAAACAGAGCCGGACAGGTCTTGGTAGTCAGGCGAATCAAACCCAAGCCCATCTAAAAAGAATTTGAGCGGACATACAATTCGCCCTGCGGCGATAGAGTCAAACGCCCGGAATCCTGCAACGGCGTAGCGGCCTTTGCACCGAAAGTGTATGGCCATAGGGCAGCGATGAGACTCAAAGTCAACAATGTTCAGGGTGACATTAACAGTCAGGTCGGGCGTAAAGTCATTGGTCCCCGTGGTGTTGAAAACTACGCTTCGGCAATCATACGCACGAACCCCTGACAGCTTGGCTGTGCAGGTTGTGCCAGTCATCACCCGAATGAACCCGGTCGCGTAGTTCGTCGCCTGGTTTTCCGTGAAGTCACTAAATCCGCGAATAGCGATCCCAGCAAGATCAATCTCGTCGCCGGAAAACTCAATGCCAGTTCCGTTAAAGCCGCGCACTTCACCGCGACCAGCCAGCAGGACTTTGCCAGAGTGCGAGATAGTGCTCAGGACGTTTACGTTTGCGCCAGCGAGATTGACGGTTCTGCCTGACGCGAGAGCCTTCGCAAGAGCTGGGGCGTGGTCCAGGGTCGGAGAGGCAAGCCGGGCATCGGCTCGCTGCGCGGCTGTCATAAAATCGAAAATGCTTACCGAGTCCAGGAGGCGGTCGGCTACCGTGCGGCTTGCTGCTTCTGCGAGGGAGGATATATACCCCACAATCGCCGCCCCTTTCGCGGGGTCGGATTGGTCTTGAACGTCAGCGCTAAAGGCGTCCAGCTCGCCCAGCTTATCAGCAACCGTACCGGACTCGTACCCAACAAGCTCGGCGCCTTTGAGTGGGTCGCCTTCGGTCGCAAGGTCTTCGCGCAGCACTTGGGCGTCTGCGCTGGCTGCGGCTTCTTCCGCGCGGTTGGCAGCCTCTACAGCCTCTTCGACTGCGGAATTCACTTCGGCGGAGATATTGTCCTTCATGACCTGAAAGGACACAGAACGGGTGCGACCCGACGCCCCTTGGTCGATAGGGATTAGGTCGCCGCCCGCTACCTGATTAACCTCTGTCAGGTCTGAAATTCTGGTCATAACAGGTTCTCTCCAGCTGGCACAAATGTTGCTTGTATTGTATCTGGTTTGCGTTCGTTAGGCGACTATATCGGAAGCCGCGATAAACAGGTCATCAATCTCTGCATCTGTCAGGTTGAGCGCGGCGGCGATTACGCCCACTGACGGAGAGTCGCGCCGGAACTCCTGCGCATCCGCCCATGCCATCTGTGTCAAGGGGTCGGCGTTCGACACGGCCAGTTCTGCGGATTCCAACATGTTGGCTTGATACAGAGACGCGCGCGCTTGGAAGCGTGACACGACCTGCGGCACCGGCTTGTACTCGCTCCAGCCTTCTGCGCCCCAGACTTGCGATCCATGAGCCGGAGGCGCGGCAACTTCGACCGAACCCGCTGGCGGCTCAACGCCATCGAAGCCGCCAATATATCGACCTTCCGAGTCAACGAAATATTTCATGCAAAAGCCCTCAGCTTGTAGCGCCAGTTGGCGGCGGTGATGTTGGCAAGTCCGCCTGTTGTGAAGTTTGTCACAGTGAAGCCGCCGCCACTTGAGCCGTACCGGATGACAAACTGCGTCGCGTCAGGGTCTGTTGTTGGGCCGTAACTGCCTGAGTCACCAACCTGAAATACCGGTGCGGGAATGTCCTGACCCGCAGTGAACCCCGCCTCGTCAACCTTGCACACAAGAAACCCGACCCAGAATTTAGGCTCCTCGCCCAGTGTATGCGCAACCGTCAGGGTGCCTGCCGGGGTGATGGTCAGCTCGGCGCTCTCCCACATCTTTGTGATAGCTAGAGCTGCAACATCTGCCTGCAGGTCGACAACATCCGTTTGAATGTCGTTTACCTGATTTCCAAGCGCCGTAACGTCGATCAGTCCTGGATTGACGGCACCAGAGAACGCCCGAATGGCAACGGTTTGCGGGCCGTACCGGAAAGTAGTTGTTGCAGGCTCGGTTCCATCTGTTACCACCCTTTCAAGAACCGCGCCAAGAGCAAGACCGGCGTCAACGCCCGCGCCGTTGTCTGCGCCCGCCGAGGTCAGGCCGCGTGCATCCGGGACGCGGAAAGTAGACGACCCGTTGCCGCGCGAAAAAGCCATCTTGTTTGCAGCCCAATCCACCTCGTCGACGATATTCCCAGAGCTGTCAGCAAAGGCCCAGAGAGCGGCGTATACAGTGCGGTTTAGCACGCCACCATCCAACGGGACAAAGCCCTCCGGTAGTGAGTCGGGTTCGCACGGAAACGACATGACAGCACCCACCGGGAAGGCGTTGGAGGTCACGTCAATAATGCTGATGGTGGAGTTGTTGGCAGACGCGCCGCCAAATGAATAAAACGTGGTGCCGGTGAAATCGCCTGTTGGCGCATTGTACTCGCCAGGCGGGAGAAACACGGGCGCGCCAGTTGCCGCTGCAGCCTCTACGGCAGATTGATCGTTATTCACTCCATCGGCGACCGCGCCGTAGTCTTGCGGCGATACGCCCAGCTGCCCCAGCTTGGAATAAACGGTTTGGGAGCGGTAGCCAGCCAGTTGCGCACCAGTTGGCGCGGCTAGGTCTGCAGCCACCACGCCGAAGAACCCATCGGCGCTATTCGACGAATAATAGACCTGGGCGTTGTTCTTATCCCGAAGTCGCAGAGAATAGCTTCCGGTTGTGAATATGCGCTTAGGGTTGCCCGCGCCATCCGTCGGATACCCAGCAGTATTGGTGCGCAATGGCGTTGGAGCTGCTACGATTCCATCGGCATCAAAGTAAACCGGGAGCGGAAATTCCTCCGGGTCTTTATCCGGCTCTCCAATGTAGATATAGCCGTTTGACAGAGGATCGCCTGACTTGTCGGTCAGGAACTCAAATGGCGACTGAATGAGGATGTTTGTCATGGACTTTACCGTTGGGGCTGCTGTGTTTCTTGCGGTTCTTCTTCTGCAGCTTGCCGAGCAGTCTGCACGGCAGCATTAAGCTCGCGCGCCATTCTCAGGGCTGCGTCACGAGACGCCGAGCTTCGCGGCTGCGATGCGATGCGGATCAATGCGTTACGGAAGAATGGGCTTTCATAGGCCCGCGCTATGGCGCCTACTGTTGCGCCGCCGACCATTGTTGTTCCAAAGTCGCCAATTAGCGAACCTGCAGCCGCAGCGCCGACAGGGGCGTAAAGCTGCTGGCCTGTCGCCGTCATCACGCTAGCTTGGCCTGCTCGCCGCGTAGCATCAAGGACCATATTCAAGCCCTCAAGCTGCTTTGCTTCCTCGCCACGAAAAGCGATTCCGGTTTGCGTTTGATATTTGCGCATCGCGTTTATGAACCGGTCGGGCGAAATACCGTCAACGCCGATGGAGTCGCTAATCGCTCGATTGATGATAGTCGCGCGCGCTGCCGACTTCCCTTGGCTGTTCAGCGAGTTGTACAGGGTGCGCACCTCGCTCGGCTTGCCGGAGAACAGCAGAGTCTGCGCAGACTCGGGAGTTATGTCGCCAGTGTTCAGCACGTTGCGCAGGCGAGAACGGGTAAGCTCTTGCGCCTGCTGGCGGTACACGGCGTTTGCTTCACGCAGCCGCCCTACGTCGCGCGGAGAAAGGTTGGCGCGTGCAAATTCGTCCATGTCTCGCCCCATCGCAGTCTCAATGCGACCTAGCAGCGCTTTGGCGCGGCTCGGGAGCTGGGCGCGCATGGCGCTGTCATACGACCCGACGATCTCCCGAAAGGCGGTGCGATTGTCTTTTAGCGTGCTGTATGTCTGCGTGCCGGACGCCATTGTCTGGCGCAATTGCTGCAGCTCTCGCACGGCGTCATCGCTACCAATAACACCGGGGCGCGTCAGCTCCGACAGCGCGTCATCGATGGCGGTTGCGGTGTTGTTGTACGGAATGGTTCCGGCCTGGTCAAGCTGCTGCGTGTACTGGCCTATGCGGCTACCTGCTGCCTGCTTGACACGAGAGGTCTGGGCTTGCAGGCTGCTGATTATGGCGTCGTCGCTCGGCACCGGGTATCGAGCGCCCAGCTCTTGGATTGCGCGCTGTCGGGCCTCCTGCTGCGTTGCCCGCATGCCCCCGGTCCCAGTGATCGGGATACGCTCGCCAACAGCCTGTGCCGACCTGCCAATAAAAGTGTCTGGCTGCGCAATGTCGCTTGTCATGACAGGGATATTGGAGCGCGCACCAGCCTCGACAATATCGCCAGCAGCACTAGGCGCAGCGCCCTTCATTGCCCCAGCTACTCTACGGCCTGCGTCAATTGCCCTGCCTGCGGCGCCAGCAACTACCGGGCCAGCTGCCCCAAATGCGCCAGCGACCCCGACATCTGTCAGGCTTGCATCGCCACCAAGCCCGGCCTCTGCCGCCTCAATGCCAGCCTGTGTCGCGGCAGATGCGCCACCGAGGGTTGCGGCCTGCCTTGCAATGCCACCTCCTGCCTGTGTCGCAGCGCGACCAGCCGGGAGAAATGACAGGATGTTGAAGGCGCCCGAAATAACATCCTGCCCGCTAATGCCAGGCTTGTTTAGCGCGTACTCACCAGACGGCAGCTGTACGATTGTGTTGCCCGCCTGATCCTCCCGGAATGAGACGTCAGGTCCAAACTGTTGTTGCAGTATCCCTTTCAGGGAATCCGTGTCGCCGGTCAATAGCAATCCCATAGACGCCTTGAACGCAGGGACGGACAAGCGGTTAAGCTCGGGCGCACCGCCGATCTCGGTCAGGCTGGACATTTCCGGCGTCATGCGGCTTTCGCCCGTTACAAGGTCCGCAGCCTTGCCAAGTGCTGTCTGCGGCTGACTTGGCATAGTTGCTGCAGGCTGAGCAGTGGGCGCGGTTGGCGCGCTCTGCTGGGTTGCCATAAAATCCTGAAATGCGGCCTGCGCCTGTTCCGGCGTAGTGCCTTCCGGCACGTCGAATCGCGCAACTCGCCCGTCGGGCATTTGGAATCGAGCAATCGGCATTATTCAAACCCCAAGAATTGTATTCCACCCGGCGCAGCGCTTGCTGCCGGGGTGGCGCCATTATCCCACGGCGTGTTCTGCTGGATGTACTGATCAAATGCTCGTTTCAGGCTGATGCCCTCCTCAATCGGCATGCCGTTATATTCAAACGGCTTGCGATTCTGGCCTGGGTTGCCGTTTTGGCTGATCCACTCGGCGCGGAAGTTGTTTAGCTCCGCTTTTGCCATTTCCGCCTTTGCCATGCCGCGCATGAAGCTGGCAACGTAGTCCTTGTTTGCGAAGTCCTGCGGGAAGCCAGACATGAAGATTTCGATGTCTCGGTCAGACGCAACTCCGGGGGGTAGGTTGTTGATTACTCGCTCGTTCTTCAGCTGAATGAAGTTGCGGCGCAGTTCTGACAGAGCATCCTCATCGCCGGTTGTCTGTTTCAGCCATTCTGCCATTTGACCTGCGCGACCACCCATCAGGTTTGACTGCTGAAACTCTCCAGCCAGCGTCTCAAGGCGGGACGCCGCAGCCTCTGACGCGGTAGCGTCCTGAATAGCCGTATCAAGCGCCTTTTCCATGTTCACGGACAGGTCGGGGTAGCCAGAACCTTCTTGGCGCAGGCGTGCCGCTTCAATGCGAGATTGCGCTTGCATGATCGCATTCTCGCGCGCAGCCTGTTGCCCCATAATTTGCACGTCTTGGCCGCGACGGGTGATGTCTTGCCCGCGCATGGTGATGTCTTGACCGCGACGCTGCACGGCGCGCTGTTCTCGCTGCCCAATAATTTCCTGATACTTCTCAGGGCCAAGAGCTGCCATTGTGATCATGTCAGCCGTTTGCGCCAGGCTCTGCGGATTGGTCTGCACTTGCTGAATCAGACGATCAGGCGAGAATGCAGGGCCAAGGCTCGACAGCACGTCCGCGTTGTTCTGGATAAACTGCCCAGCTGCTTCCGGGTCGCCGGAAAGCGCAGTCAGCTGCATGCCGATTTCTCCGATGGCCTGAGTCTTTAGCTCCTGATCCATGCCGACCGCCGACTTGATGGTTTCCAGCATTTCGGGGAACTGCCCGCCTAGCGCGGCTTTCTCTTGCGCGGTGCCAGCCTTTGCCCATGCCGAACGGAATTCTGCCGCACGCTGAGCCTGAGCCGCGTCTTGCTGGGCGATGCGCTCCTGCCGTTGGCGCTCTAGATTAATCGCCTCGCCGCGCTGATACGCCTCAAAACCCTGCATAATCTGCTGCCCAAAGCTGGGCTTGTTCAGGATCATTGAGTAATCTAATTCGGCCATTATTTGCCCCCCAGAGCGCCTAGTACGCCACCAGCAGCTGCGCCCCATGGCCCGCCAATGCTGAATCCAGTAGCTGCGCCACTAAGCGCTCCACCCAGTGCGCCACTGCTGCTTTGCTGCCGCGCAGCCTGCTGGGCCAAAATAGATTGCCCCAGTGCCGTGCCCTGGTTGGCATACGCCTGCCCTGTCGCCGCAGCTTGCCCCGTGCGGATATTGGCAAGATTGCCGATGACGTTTGCGCCCTGCTCCTGCATGCCGCCCATCAGTCCGACTTGCTGCAGGTATTGCTGATTTAGCAGCTGCGGCGCAAGGCTGGCCAAGTTTGATTGCGTGTTGCCAGTGCGAAGCCCACCGGTTGCCGATGCGTTCTGCAGCAGCGACCCTTCGGCCTGTTGCAGTTGCTGCTGGTACAGGGGGGATTGCGACAGCGCTTGGATAGCTTGATTCTGAGCGTCTGCCCCACCAAGGCCAATGAGCGTCCGATACTGGTCAAGCGCGCTTAAGCCAGCTTGCTGGTATGGAGCGTACTGCTCCTGCGCGTAATCAAATGCAGCACGCTGTTCTGCAATCTGCTTATCCAGCGCGGCCAGCTGCGCTCGCCCAGCTTCTTTCGCTGAATCGTCACCACCTTTACCGCCGCCCATAAGGTTCACCTCTCAATAGGCTAAAACACCACAAGTCCAATGGTTTGCCGTCTCGCCACGCGGCGCAGCGTGCCGTGCCTTCTTCGGTGAACCCCAGTTTTCGTACAAAGTTCCGTACTTGGGGCCAGAGTGACACAACCGACGTGCTAACCCGATGGACTGGCATGTTAAGAAATATCCAGTCGAGCACCATCTTAGCAAATTTCGGGCCAAGTCGCTTACTTTCTTCCGGCACGCACAAATGCACTTCAACATCGAAAAAGGTTTTTATGATGCACATGACGCAAGCAAAAGGCGTGCCATCTTTGTAGCCAACAAGATAAAAGGTATCTTTTTCGTCTCGCCAGCCGTAATAGCTGGAGGATCCGTAGCGATCTTGAACAAATCCGTCATCGTACAGGGCGCGGATGACGTTAGGATTCATGCACAGCTCGACGGTCAGCCCTTGTTGATCCAGCCCGTCCGCTGCCGCTCTTGGATGTTCGCGTTGACCCATAAATCCCCCGTGCTGAGGTCAATGTAAAGGCGTGACAGATTGGCAGTCACGCCCAGCGACTCCGGGGAGCCGTCTCCCGTCATTGTAGCCCGGTCGTCTATCTCTTGGGCCAGGCCCTCAAGGTAGCGAATCAGGCGCTCATCTTTTGTCAGGCGAGATAGGGAGTCGCGCTGTATCTTGTCGGTTTGGCTAGTCACGCAGCTGCTCCACTTCGGCCTCTAGCCTGGATGGCGTAAACAGGGAGTCATTCACGACCCGGAAACGCGCCGTCATGGTCTTGTCTGCGCGACCGATCTTGCGCCATACGGGCGAGAAGCTGTGCAGGCCGCGCTTACCGCTCATGACCCAGCGTTCATTGCTGTACTCAACGCCGTTGCGACTGACCGCGATTGAAATCTTTGGATTCACGACAACATCAGTCGCAGCGGGGATGCCGTGCAGCTCCATCTTGTGAACAATGAACCCGTTGCCGTCAACGAAGCTGAGCGGGGTAGAGAACTCACGGAACACCACTTCGCCGTATTCGGTGGCAACGGTGTTCAGCACCTCACATAGGCGCCCGGAAGTAGGATCGCCGCCAATCCACTTGCCGTATACGCGGACAGGCTGCGAGCAGCGCCACGGTGCATCACCCTCGCCTGCTGCCGTGCGCACGTGCCACAGGGGCAGGCTGGCAGCAGCAGATGCCCAGATGTCAAAAGCGAGCGTCTTGTCCGGCAGGTTGATAAGGACGAAATAACAGCCCTCGCTGCTGTATGAGTCGATGGTGATGGTGGCCAGCTGCTGGGGAGTGTATGCCTGCAACTGTTTGTCAATCTCGTCGGTCGATACACGGCGAGCCGAACCAGCCGATCCGACATAGACACTTGGAGCCTCGTCACGCCCGCTGCCCACGAAAAACAGCCCGTCCTCCACCTCAATGGACGCATACCGGCCAACGCTGCCTTTGGTGATGACCGCGCCCTTGACGCGCTGGAACGGGAAGCCTGCGCCGCCTACGTTCTGGTAAATCTCGACAGTAGTTGATCCGACCGCGTGCAACTCGTTGCGCACGACCTCAAGCGACTGGATGGGGTCGCTGTCAATCTCGGCGCTGCCGAATTTGATCGGGTCAAATGTAGTCGGGTCCGACAGTTCGGCGGGGAAGATGAAATCGCCGTCAGTGAAGACAAAATAGCCGTCAAGGAATACAACGTCAGTCGCCAGCGCGAAGTTGGGATCAGTGATCTCGGTCAGCCCGCTGCCGGGCATGTAGTAGAATCCGCGCCCAGCAGTGACGATACAGAACCGATCAAAGCCGCGCGCGATAGATACGCGGCCAGCGCCTGGGATATATCCAAGGTCCGTGACGACGGCGTTAGGCGACACCTTGACCAGTCGGGAGCCGGACACGCGGTACAGCTCGCCCTGAAACTCCAGGCCGCCGCGATCATTGCCGGGCACCGGCGCGAACTCGACGAGGCCCGGCGTTGGGCGCAAGTACGCCTTGCTGATACCGTTCTGCATGACGGCGGGGTAGTAGTTGACCGGGTACGACTGGCGGTAGTCAGCGCCTCTGACGTAGATGCCGGAAACGATGTTGACTTGGGTCATTATTTCTTACCTTTGCGCTTCCGCTTAGCGGCCTCTATTGCTCGGACCCGCCTGTCAGCATCGCTCTTGCGAGAATAAACCTTGCCTTTCTCGCCCCACTTGTAACCACCACTGACTTTACGAGTTGGCATCAGAAGATCTCCTCGTACATGATGGTCAGCAGGAACAGGCTGTCACCTTGCGAAAGCGAGCTAATGACAAGCCAGAAGCCTTGACCGGCACCAACGCCAGAGCGCTCATCGCTTGGACTGTAGTTGTTGGTGTTTCTGTTTGAGTTGCCATCCGTCTTCACTACCGTCCCGTTGCGCGGCCAGTCGGTTGACGTAAAGATACCAGATCCCATCGCCCATTCAATGCTAACGCCGGTCGTAGGATGAACCGGCAAGCGCGAGTCAGCAAGGTTTCCGTTTACCGGAGTGATGCGCGGCAACGGCGCAAGCGTGCCCGTGAACGTGACCTGTTCGTTGTCAGGAAAAACCAGATACTTGATGCCGCCCTGCCACACTTCTGGCCGGCGCGCGAAGACGTTGATTGCGTTCAAGCTGGTGAACTTGAGCACCAATTGTTGGCCAGTAGGCAGCGCAGGCACGGAAGCGCTAAATGCTCCGGATGCCTCAAAGAAAAGGCGAAACTGCCTGTTCTCCTCAAAGCTGGTCTGCTGCTGGTCTACAGCAAATCGTCGGGTTCCTTGCTTGTCGCTGGTGAGCAAATCCTTGATCAGGCCGAGCATGATCAGTACCGTTGCGCAGTTGCGCGGAAGCCTGTAGCTACGGTGACGCCAGCCAACGTGACACGGATCGAGACAGCCGGCCCTTCAAAGTAAGGCGTTGACCGAGTTGAAAGGTATGCGTCTGCGGCATTGAATGAGCCATTCAGCACGCTGTAGAAATTAACCCCGTCTGGCGACGCCTGCACCACAACCGTTCCCGCGCCCGGAGCAACATCATCGCCATTGTCGTCAAAGAAGCGGATGTTGACATAGGCTCGTTCATAGGCGGTGTCCATTTTCTCGCTGACGTAGTCGCCATCGACTACAGGGCCGGAAATGTCAAAGCTGCCAGGGATGCGGTTTGTGCTCATACGTCCAAGTCCTCAAGTGGCCCGCCGTTCTCTACGTCGAGCTTATCCTGTTCAAGGTAATAGCGGGAGCGGTAGCCACGATCCCGGTTTGTGTTACCAGAGCCTCGCGGCATCCGGCGCGGGTACTTCACGGTCGGAATGTAGGCGGTTGCGGTCATCAGGCGGGACAGGGATTGGGATGCCCCGGCGACTACGGCGCCAGACGGCTCTTTCCCGTACTCAGGCGCAATGCGGATAGCCAGGTTGTACACGATGGCATTGCGCGAAAAGTCGGGGATGCCCGCATCGTCTGAGCCGTCAGCCTCTTCCGGGGTGTTGGCGAGGTGGTAGCCAACGCGGATACCTTGCCCGTCCCATTCGGCCATCATAGCCTCAAGCTCGACAAGCCCGCTTTCAGACTCGGACGGGTCGACCTCGTAGTCAAACCCGGTTACGGCCAGCTTCTTTAGGGCTTGGCGTACCAGATCATTCTTGGTCGTCGTCATTCGTCACCGCCTTTGGCTTGCGGCCACGTCGCTTAGGCTCTTCGGTTGGCGTGTCGCTGTCAAAGTCGCGGGGCGAGCGATACCAGCCGGAAGACAGGTAGCCGTCAACGTGCTCGTCTTCAACGTCTTTCCAGTCGCAGTTAACACCCCAGACGGTCTCCATGTTGCCTGGCTTGTATAGCTTTCGCATATTTTCCTCCGATTGGCATACTTTAAGCATACCATAAAAAAGGCGGGCTATATGCCCGCCAATTCAGTGCAGCGTGTTGTCAGGCCAGAATGGCGATACCGTTAGCGTCGGGACGCTTGTTGCATAGGCCGTACCAAGTGAACAGGCGGCATTTCAGGCTAAAATCATCAATGCTGCCCTGATATGCCATGTACAGCTTGGTGCCGCTTGTCAGAGTGGTTTCCATGACCTCCATGCCGTCGAGCTGACCCAGGTAAGACAGCGGGGCCGAGCCACCGATAATCTCAATGGAGTCATTTGCCCAGAAAGCGTTGGTCTGCGCCAAAGTATCGGTATTCAGTCGAACAACAGCGGTTCCGCTGGTGATCTGCGTGGCGATATTGGCATAGGCCTTCTCGGCATCAGACAGGGCCGCATCGTTGAGCGCGATTGGCTTCGGATACACGCTGATGGTGTCTGTGCTGATACCCACGATGGTGAACGTCATGTCCTGACCAGTGTTGGTCTTGTCCAGCAGGCCAACAGCCTTCACGCCGGAGAAGGAGATACGGTCGCCGACATTAAAGTCTGCGCCGTCGCCCGCACCAAGAACCACGGTACCCACCCGGTAGTCTACGTTGACATTCACGCCACCAACAGTAGTCAGGCCCTCCGGCTTGAGTGACACGGTAGTCGCCACTACTGCGCCTGCCGGGGTTGCGCCGCCGGCCAGCGTAGGCAGGTAGGACGAGCGGTACACGTCGAAGCCTGCAACATCCTTGCCGACCATCGAGCGGGCGTAAGCGCCTTCGGGGCGGCCAGACAGGGTGCCACGGTTCGCCAGGTCTGATGCAATTTGCTGATGGTCGCGCGGATTCAGGAAGAACGATCGGCCAGTCATGCTTGCCACTTGGCGCTCATCCATGATGGCTTCCGGGGTGGCCAGGAAGTCATAACCTGCGGTGCTCGTGCGACTGAACAGGGAGCCGGTAGATGCCACCAAGTTGGCGATGCGCTGGTTCTGATCGGCAGACAGCTTTTTCGCGGCTGCGCGGCTGCGGCGCTCCATGAAGCGGCGATCACGGAAGTCGTCGGCGCGCAAGCCAAACGCATCGTTGCGCGGGTCTTCGAGCTGGCAGGGATAGTACTGCTCAATGACGTTCCCGAACTTGCCGGTCATGTCCCAGCCAGACTTGACGGGTGCGTGCTGCTCGACGGGACGCCAGATGATGTTGCTGGAGTTCTGCATGGTTGCCGGATCGACATCATAGCTGTCGGTCAGGGTCGCCATCTGGAACTCTTCGTCCATCAGGTCAGTGACCTGATCGAACATAACGCGAACTTCTTTTGCTGTATTCAAAGCCATGGTGGCCTCCAGTATTTACGCGAAACCGTGCTTGCGCAGCAGCTCGACTTTGCCAGCGGCAACCAACTGGGATTTCAGCTTACGGAACTCTGTTCGGTCTGGTCGGTTATTTAGCTTCTCCAGACGCTTCAGGATCGCCCCTTCGCTTGCCCCATTCTTGCCGCCTAAAGCCTCGTCTGCTGGCGGTGCTTGGCTGATTTTCTTTTTCGCAGGCTGGTGCGACAGCTTGGCCTGCAGTTGACCCAGCTTCACCATTGCGCGCATACCGCTCGGGTCTGCTTGCAGCGTTGCAACAAGGTCGCTCAGTTTGTCAGGGTTGCGGCCAAGGAAGTACGTAACCTTCTCGGAGCCTTCACCCAAATGAGCAATCATTAAATCCGTAACCGACACGTCCTGAGACAGCTGATCGAGCGTCTCGCGTACCGTCCGTTCCGCCGACTCATAATCGTGGACCTTCAGGCTTGCCGCGCGCTCATAGTGCTTGTCAATCTCTGCCTCTTGTGCCTGCTTCTGAGCATTTCGAGCCTGTTCCTGCGCCAGCTGTTGGTTGTACGACTGCAGCTGTGCCTTGGTTTGCTCTTGATGCCAGGCTGCTAGAGCTTGCTGGTACTTGGCCTCGTCATAATCGACAGATTCCAGCGTTGGCATCGCTGCCGGTTGCTGGGGTTTGCCACCGTTCATGACCTGCTTTCGTAGCAGTTCAACCTCTTCTTTCAGCCTTGCCGCCTCGTCCCGGCTTTCCCGGCGCGATGCGCGGAGGTCGGCCAGCTTCTTGGCGGGAAGCGTTACAGACTTCTGTTTCTGCTCTTGCGATGCCTGTTCATCGCCCTCTAGTACAATTTCGTACTCTTCTGGCTCTTGCGCTTCGGGTTCTGATTCGGAGCCTTCCTGCTCTTCTTCTTCGCCGGTTTCGCCTTCGAGTTCCGCATCATCTAGGGTCTCGTCTTCCAGGGTAAATTCTTCATCAGCCACGTTTTGTATCTCCGCACGTGTTGCGTATTTTGGGGCCGCGCTTTAAGTCCGCGTAGACTTGGCTCAAATGTTGGCACGGGTTTTGCTGGAAGTCAAGCGGGGCGACGAACGGTAGTTGTGCCCTCCGGGCTGGCGGTGCAATATCAGCACACCAACACGGAGGAAATAGCCATGAGTGAAGATCGCAAAGAATATATCCGCTTAGCGGTAAAGCAGTTTGGTCGCGAAATGACAGAGGACCAGATTATCTGCATGGACTGGGCAAGCGACTACAAGACCGCAAGCCGCATGGTTGACAAGGCCCTGTCGGACTAAGCCCGCTCCACCCCGCCACCACGCAAAGCCTGAGCCAGACGGAGCGCAGAGTCCAGCTCTTGCGCATTCGTGCTGGCCAATATCTCGGCAGTCTCTGCCCGCGCCTTCTCGGTCTCTGCAGAAGCACGCATCGCGTCAGCCTGGTACTTGATACCCATTGACTCATCTTTTGTGGCCTGAGCCATGAGCGCGGCAAGTGTGGCCTGAGCTGTCGGGTCGGGCTGCTGGGCGCTCTGCTGGAGCTGCTGCATGTAGGCTTCTTCCTCCTCGTTTTCAGGCTCCTTGATGCCCATCTGTAGCAGCTGGCGGTTGGCGTACTTGCGCAGCATTTCCATTTGCGCGCCTTCCTGCATGGACAGGTACTGCATCAACAGAATCTGCTGCGTCTGCGGGTCGGGCGCAGACCGGTACAGCTCCAGAAGCTCAGAGCGCGCCTGCTGCTTCTGACTCTGATAGGACGGACCAACGTCGACATAAACATCGAAGCTGCCGCGCGTCAGATCGTTCAGTGTCACGACTTCGCCGGTCGCCATGTCCATGACTTCTTCCAGAATGCCAACGCTTGTCTCGTTGCCGTCCAAGCCTGTCATGGTTAGCTCTTGCGGCGTGTCGTAAATCTCGCGGGCCATCGACTGGTAAATCTCGCCGTCGCGGCGCATGGCGTTTGACAGGTTGTCCATGTAGACAAAGGACTGCATGTCGATACGCGACTGGACGGCCAATATAGCCTTGCCGCTGGCTTCCGGGTCTTGCACGTCCTGCGGCATGCCGGGACTGGTTACGTCCTCGACGTTGCGGCGAGTCAAGTCCAGCAGTGCAGCGGTCGCCTGCGGAATCTGCTCTGGCTCGATGTACGACATAGGCCCAACGGGCAGCTCTTCCCCTGATACGCTCTTGCGGTTCATCAGGTAGTAGGGGTAGGCGTTATTGCCCTGCTCCCACATATGCTCGAAGCCCTGCACCTGCTCAGGCGCAAAGATCGGTTTGCGGCGCGGACCCTTGGCGGCAATGTCGGCCAGGTAGCTCATCTGCATGTTGTAGAGGCGCTGCGGGTCTTTGGCCAAGCGCGTGATGCCTTCCCACGTCTCGACGCCTTCCACATAGAACCATTCGCCATACACAGGAACAACGGGGATATGCTCGCCCGCGATCCGCTCTGGACCCATGAGGATGGTGGAGCCGGACACGATGTACTTCTCGACCTTGAATCGCTCGCGGGTCTTCTGGCCGATAACGCGCCAGCCTGCGGCGATCATGTCGTCAATGACTTCCTTGATCTCGGATCGCTTGTAGACCGCTTCACCATTGATCGGGTGATCCATGATGACCAGCTTTTCTTTGAATTTGGTCCGCTCATAGTACTCGCCCACGTTGTATTCGTTGGCGACGTCGCCATATGACCACGGGAACGTGTAGCTTGTTTGCGGCGTACCATAGTTTGCGGTCAGATCAGCATCAAAGCCTAGCTCATCGGCCAGCGCCTGATAGCCCTCTTTGGTGTATGACGTGATGATAGAGACCCAAGCGGCGTCGCTCTTATCCATGCGCTTGGCGTTAGGGTCAAAGAAGACAACGTTGTTCGCCTCATGGATGGGCACGCGTCGGATAACCTGTCGGTTGTCCATGTCGTCGCCGTTGTTGATGTACTCGGTAACGAGTCGCCAGGCGCCCATGCCGCAGTCGATCTGATCCCCTACGGCAACGTCAACCGCTTCCTTGCTGCGATTGTTGCGCATATCTGTTCGGTATATACCGTTAAGAATGTCGGCGGCATCAGGGTCTGCGCCGTCGAGCGGTCGGAAGTTGACCTGAATCGGGTTGGCGCGCATTTCCGAAATTAGGCGGCGGCGCTCACGGCGGATCAGGTTGAACTCGCCGCGGTATTCGGTGCCGACAAAGTCAAGCACCGTGTCATCCCACTGGGTCAGTCGAGAAAACAGCAAGTCATCTGCGGATCGCTCACGGACGTGCTGACCTGCGGTATAGGCGGCGTCGTGCCGGTCCATAATAGTCTGATGCTTGTCTGTCATCTGGGTCTCACCGGCTTGATGGGCCTCGGAATATACGTTCTTTGCTCAATGGCGTTGTGCAAATCTCGTGCCATTATCGCATATCTTCGCATCATGTACCCATACCGCGCAGCAGAAATCAAGTCGTCTCGTTCTTTGACGATGCGCCCATGCTCGTCCCGGTGGTACAGTCGCTTCTCTTCGAACCAGTCGGTCAGCGTCTTGAATACCTTGAATCGACCGTCACGCATGCGCTGGCTAATTTCCATGATGCCCTGCTCTACGCTCATGCCGCCTTCCGGCCAAGTGGCGTGCTCGGCAAGCATCTTGAAGCCTGCTTTCACGTAATCCGACTTAAGCACCTCGCCGCCGCCCTTTTCGTGCTGAAGGCCGTCATGCGGCCAGGCTGTCGGCGTGTTCTGGCTCCACGACTTCACCGCCGTCCATGCCTGTTCCGCGTCGCGCTCTGACTTCTTCCACGCCTTTGCGATGTAAATGACATCCTGGTCCTTGTCCCACCACAGCTGGATATGGGCCTGCGGGTGATCCCATCCGAAGTCGAGCGCGTTGATGACGTAGAAATACTCAGGCAACTCAAATGGCTCGCACTGGATATCCTCGTCCCTCACTGTGAAGATCAGGCCGGTGCCGACTGCCGGAATACCCTTGGATCGCATGTCGCGTTGGTATTCGGGATAGGCGGCTAGAATCTGCTCCTTTGTTTCCTCGTCAAGGTGCGGCGCGTCATCCCATGTGACGTTCTGCAGGTACTGACCTTTCTTCAAGTCCTCCATAAACTGGCTGACAATCTGGGTCATGCCGTTCTCTGGCGTAAAGGTCATCAGGACGTGCCCGCCCTTACCTCTGTTGCCAGTTGCGGTTCGGGTGAGGCACTGCGGATAGATGGCGGTGTCTTTTGGTTCCTCGTCGATCCAGATCAAGTCGACAGAATCGCCCATCATCACGTGCTGCCCTTGGCTGTATGCCTTCAGGGACAGATGCGACTTGCCGCCAGACTTGTGGCGTATCTTGATGTCCTTGACGAGGTTCTTTGTCTGCGGGCTGCGGACAACCGATTCCTGAATGATGTCGTTATATGGAATCGCGCCCTTGCCGTCCAGCTCGTCGCCATCGAACTCGCCTAGCAGGTTCTTCTGGATAACGTCGCGTATCTGCTCGCCCGTAACGCCCAGCGCCCAGCACTTGATCGGGAAATCAAAGCGCGCGCCGCCCCACCAATCCGGGTATTTCCCGGTTAGATGGCAGGCGATCTCAAAGGCAGCAGAGTAGGTTTTGCCCACCCGGTTTGCAGCCATGAGCAGGCGCTGCTTTGCCGTCGAGCCTGCGCCGTAGAACTTGAGCTGCCATTCATAAGGCGTGAAGTTGCCCAGCCTGTTGCGGGCGCGCCTTTGTTCGCGCTCCTGCAGCAGGGCCAGCAACTGGGCCTTGTCACTTGTTGAGATAGGCTGCAATTCGGCGGTCAAGCTCTTCATCCGTCATTTCTGCGGGCGACATACTGCCGTCGCTTGACGTGTGATCCAACTCCTTCTTCATGACAACGCCGTGACGCGACAGCAGCAGGGCGACGGTCTTGTTGTCCATGTCTTTAGACAGGCCGCCGTTCTCTAGCTCTTGGAGCTGGTCGCCCATCATTTCGTCAACCAAGGCGTTAAACTCTGGCATGTCGTCGCGCTTGCGCCAGTCGTACATGGTCTGGCGGCCAATGCCGAGGTACTGGGCCAGCCCCTCTACGCCCGGAATCATGCGCTTGCGTCCGCTCTTTAGCGGAATCTCGGGCCAGACTTGGATATACTCGCGCACCTTGTCCAGCAACTCATCGCTGTATACGGTTTTGGTCATTTCAAAACCCCTCGTAGTCGTCACTCATAACCTTGCCCTGCTGGCGCTCAATGCGATGGGTCAGCCGCTTGTTGAAGCGTCCTGGGATCGAACAGCTATTCGGGCGGCGGCTCCAATATTCATAGCCTGCGCCCTTGCTGCCTTTGATTGTTCTGCTCATGTCTAAGCCTCTAATATACGCCCATTATACCACGCTCACAGCTTGAGCATGTCCGGGTGCACGGTGTGCCTACTGACCTCGCCGTATTCCTTGTGGATGAGCGCGCTTTTTCATCAAAACAGGCGACCTAGTGTAGCGGCGAACTCGTAAGGGTCTTTGGCTGACTTGTGCAGATTGCATGATTGGCAAGCTATCACAAGATTGTCTATGGTATGCGTTCCACCCCTAGACAACGGCTCGTAATGGTCTACATGGTACTTCTCTAGGCATTTAATACCGCACCAGTAGCATTTCTTTTCTGCGCCAGCCTCCCATTCCATTAGATCGGCAGTGCTGTCCCCTTTCTTTTCTATTGCCCTTCTGCGGTGCTTGTATGCCCGCGATATTGCTCGTCTTTTTTCTGGATTGTCTGCCGACCACTTTTTCGCCTTGACCACTAAAGAATCTGAATTTTCCGCCCTGTAAATCCTAGCCTGCTCAATTATCCTGTCTCGGTTTTTTTCATAGTAAACTGAATCATAGTCTTTCTTTTGCTGCGATCTTGACTTGATTGAAACGCAATCTAAGCACTTTCCCGTCTGCGTGTATCGCTCTGCAATATGCCCATGCTTGCACTGTGACGCGGGAAAGTAGCGATTAAGTCCGCGAGCCTTTGCGGCTGCTCTTGAAATAAGATGAATATGCTTTTGCATTTGACGCCCCGGATAAGGCAATGATTTTGTGTCGATAATCCATGTATCCGCATGGAAACCCTGGCCGGGCTGTCTCGACACTCTGATTGTACCCTATTTCAGCATATCCGAGTTAATCGTAATCCTGCCAACCTCACCAAAACGCTTGTGATAGGTGATAACCTTGGCGTCACGTCCAGATTGCCAGCCGCCACGGCTTGAGTGCGCGTCTGATGCTGCCAGCGTTCGGTGCTGCTCCACCACCATAAGGTTTCCTTCCTTTACGTCAACGTGGTGCAGGTGCCCCATGTGCGCAAATGAATGCCGAGTGCGCCCAAATATCTCTCGAAATTTTGAAACGAATACTTGGGCAATGCTGCTTACTTTCTGCTTGTGCCCGTGGTGAAAGTACAGCGACACGTCGCCAAACTCATACACGTAATAGGGGTCTGCCGAGCGGTCAACAGTGATGCGAGGCTCATCCTCATACATGGCGTACAGCATTTCCCGAAGCCATACTGACGCGCTTGTGTCGTGATTTCCTTCGCACATGAGAACGTGCACTGACTGGTGCTTCTCCAGAAGCATATTAATGATGCGCCGGACAGATCTAACTACGACTCTGACCAGCTTTTGAAAGCGACCATCTGCATCAAGGATGTGCCCGCTTGACTCTGTTGTAGCTTGCAGGCCACTGCCTGAGTAGTGCAGGAAGTCGCCAACCTGGGCGAAGACTCCAACAGCGGAATTGGGCGAAGACGCTATAGCAGCTGCGAACCAGTCGACTAACTGCTGCTCGGCTATCTTTAGGTCGTAGTCTTCGCCACGCGTTTCATAGCCCCAAGATAGCTGGCCGAAGTGGTAGTCTGTGATCACATAGCAATTGAGCAGATCCTCAGCGGATGATGCAGGGGCGCTGATTGCATCCTGCCTTGGAACTTCCTCTTTCATCGCCTCTACGGCTTCCAGCATCATCTGATATCGCCGCTCATCGTCGGCAGACGACTTGACCCATTGCCCCGTAGGCTGGCCGTCTGCGTTGTAGTAGGTGGACACGCCCTTGACCTTGAAGCCGTCCGGCACGGTGTGCACCATATCGTGCTCTGGGCTGTAGCCCTTGAGCGCCAGACGCTTCAACCGCCTGCGCAGCGTTCGCTCATCGAATTGCAGGTCTCTTGCCGTCGCCGCCTTGTTTCCGCCGTTACGTTCCAGCGCTTCGATTAGTTCATCGTCGGTATAAAGCTGCTTAGCCATGCCAATTCCCCGTCATGTAATGGCGAAAGGGTAGCATATGTGCGGAGGATGGGCATAAAAAAGCCCCGCACTTGGCGGGGTTTCCGTAAGCCTTTGGGAGTAGGGAGGAGGCAGGCTCGGATAGTGCCATCCTTGGCGGGAGTGATCGTTGCCGCACTCTCACGGCAGTCACACGCTCTTAGCTGGTGTCGCTCAGTGCAGATGGCCGGTGCTGATTTCCGGCATGTACCGATGTTTTTTGCATGGCTGTAAACGGTCTCTAGCCATCTAGGCGCATCAGCCTGCGCATTCATCTGCACCGAATAGCACACTGTCCGGATGGCGGCGGTCTTGCTGGTGCGCTTGCAAGCAGAGGCGGAAGACACTGTGCCCAATGTGCTAATCGGTGCCCTCTGGATATACCGCCAGAGGGAGCGGTCTGGCCAGCGTGCCGCTTTATCAGTGCGGTGCTTTGCCGGATTACAGTCTAGCCCTTGTCCTGCTTTGTGGCAAGGTGGGGGCGGTAGGCGATGATGTCTCCGCCTGAGCCGTCGTGCTTCCAGCGCAGACCACCTGCTTTCTCGCTCGTCCCTCTGAACTCGCCGCGATCTGCGCGCATGATGTATTCCACGACAACCGCCCTGCCGACGGGTCGTTCCCCGCCACGCCACTCAATCCACCCATCAGCATCTGGGCGGGCGTGGAAGCGGAACCACTTTGTCAGCCATCCGTTCTCTTTTGAGCCTTTTCGGTCAAGCACGGTTGAAACGCTATTGCCTTTCACCGATTTGACCATGTACAGCTCGCCCGCTTCATAGCCATTGCCCGACGACGACACCGCTTCGATCCAATCCCCAGCCCGCCAATTGCGCGGGTCGGTCATGTCTTCGGCGTAGTGCAGGCCGTCATTTCCGTTCTGGCCGATGGCGTCCATGCGGGATTCGTCGAAGGCGTCATCGGCTGCGCCAGACGCCAGCGGTGCCCACTTCTCCAGCCGCTCGACCTCTGCCATTGCGTAGAACACCATCTTCTTGGCGTCACGCAATTGGTCGCTGTGGCTAACGATCCCGTACCGATAGCAGGCGCGGAAAATCTCAGCCAGCTGGCCGTTCATGTTGCGATAGCTGATGAGGTGTTGCAGCTCTTTTGCGCCCTCTGGCAGCTCGTAATAGCTGGCCGTGCTGCCGTCGCTTGTTACTTTGCTCATTGCTTTTTCTCCCGTTCTGCTAGCATGGCGTCGGCCTGCTGATACGCGGCATCCGCGATAGCGCGGTAGCTTTTGTCGTCCCAGTAAGGGTTTGTATGCATGGAGGCCATCGCCTTAGCCGCAAAGTAATCGCGCAGGGTCATGCCGCCCAGCACCGTGCCGTGCTCACCCCAAGGAAACGCCGGACCACCCGTATCTTTACTCATTTCTCACCATCTCCCTTGCTAAGCACACGCGCCCGCTCCAACAAAGCCGCGTCCAAGTTACCCGAATCCAATCCCTCAAGCACGCGACCTAGAACCTGGCGCAGTTCGTCGCACTCCTTCTCGATGGCCTTGTGGTGGGCTGTTATGCGTTCTGCGAAGCTCGACGGACTAGCCATTGCGCACCTCCGAATCAGCCAGCTCGGCAGCGTGGCGGCGCAGGATCTCGTAGTATGGCGCGGCCAGTGCGCGCAGGAGCGGGTCGCTGCTGTCGTAAGCTGCAATGACCAGCTGAGTCAGGCTGTGCTCCTCGTCCGTGTTGTGCAGCTTATCCAGTTCGTCCATCGCTTCAACTGCGAGATCCCAGAAGCCAGCGCCGCGCAGGTTGAGATACTTGTCTTCCATAAGCTCCGCCACGGCGTGGTCGTGCTTCAGCTCTGCAATCTCCAGCTGCTCTTCCTCGCGCTGGCGGGCGGCTTCGGCCATTGTTGCGTAGTCCATTGTATTCCTCCTCTGTTCTAGTCCGCACAGTCTAGCGCCCACGCCGGACCGTGCAACCTGATTCCGACGAACGGTGCATGCCCTCTGCGCGGTATTGCTTCCACGCAGCAACCCAGGCTTTGCGGTCGGTCACGCAGGTGTGGTAATTGCCCTCTGCGTCGAAGTGCGGCTGAACCTTGCGGGCTGCGTTGTGGAAGATGATGGTCATTTGTGCAGCCCCATCTGCCAGCGCTCGCGAGCATATTTTATCTGTCTGCATTTTCGCTCCAGGGTCTCATCGCTTTCAGACCATGCGTGCATCTTGTCGAACCAGAACCGCCTTTTCTCCATCAAGCACCAGAAAAGCAAGGAATCCCGATCCAGCTGGCGCAGCTCCAAGTAAAACCCGTCGCCCAAGCATCGTTTGATCATTTGTAACTCACTCCTGCTTTGTCGAGGGCTTCTTTGCACGCTGAAAGCAAGCCGTTATAGGCGGAGGTGATCAAGCTCCCAGGAAAGCTACGCTCACCCTTTACCGGACCCGGCAACTCAACACACAACGCCTTGCGGGAGGCTTGCCATGCTTCCCATCGCTCCTGCTGAGCCGGCACGTTGTATCTGTCTGAGTACTCGCCATTGTGCTTGTCGCGCGTCGGCTGCCCGGAGTAGCTACCGAAGCTAAACGCAGATCGGTGCCACGCCTCAAACTCCGCCCGCATCTTCTCATCGCTCATTGCTTGGCCTCCCTTTCAGCGTCGAGGGCAATAACGCTATCCGCCCTTGAGTTGTACTCTTCCTCCGTCATGCCTGTGGACTTCATCACGATTGCGCGCATGCCCTGGTACCGCCCAGCATCCACCTCTGCGGCGCGCAGGCGGGCGAGTAGGGCGCGCAGCTCGTGGCCGCTGATAAGATCACCATCACCGGGAAGCCAGTTTGCGCAGTGCGCCTCAATCTCCCCCAACAAATCATCTGTGCAGGTTGGTAGTGGTGTTGTGGTCATGCTTTCATCTCCCTGTTAGTGAACCCCAATCCTACCACTGCGCGGCTTGGGATTGGGTGCCGTTGGTCGGGTTACATTGAAGCGCCAATCTCCGCAGCCGCTCGGGTGATGGCACGGCGGGTGGCTTCAATCCTGGATCTGCATTCGCGTATGCCCTGTGTGACAAAAACATCAGTGCGCACTTGGTCGCAGGCTGAAACGGTGCCAACCCCGTCCATGCAAACAGTCAGCCCGAGGAACTCAGCCAACCGCAAAGCATCACCGTCGTCGGTTAGAGGGTTCCATGGCTGCCGCGCGTCACGCCGGCCAAGGTAGTTGTACTTCAGCTCAAGCCCGATTGCCCTAGCCGCCAGCTCCAACAACTCTCGGTCTGTTTTCATGATTCACCTCGGGCTTTGGCAAGGGCTTTTTCTGCTCGCTCAAGATGCGGTTTGAAATGACTGTCAATGTAATCCATGTCAACGTCAGACAAGACAATTTCAATCTTAAGGCGCTCCAGCGCCACATAAAGCTCAGGCGCTGACAACACTAGCGCCCTATCAGCAGGATTATCCCAGCATGCCTCATGCGATCCGCACCCGGCGTAATCGACTACCGATTCACCGCTTTCGGCTGCTATCCATCCGTAGCCATCAGCAACCCAAGGCCCCGCCGTAAACTTCGCTTTCTCACTCATTCCCATTACTCCCTATTGATAGTCCGCCAATCATCCCACGATCACGCTGGCTGTCTAGTACCGTTCGTCTGGTCGATCAGCGCCAGCCACTCGGCGCGGTCGCACTCCGCAATATAGCCGCGCTCTAGCGCCTCGCTGACTTCGCGCTCAACAATGATGCGGTCGCGCTCGGGAAGTCGATCCCATTCGGCAGCAAGCCAAGACGCACACGCGCTAGACATGTATGTGTTGCGCGTCAGGCTGTACCGAAATGCGGCGACGACCATAAGTCCCATGCTATCCAGTTGCGGAGCCGATGCCAGGGTGCGCAGCCCTTCGCTGGCGTTACCTTTTCCGACCTCGCGCAGGCGGGCATAATCGGCGTCGGTTATGGTTAGGTTGCGGCGTTTGGCTGACCCTGCATTTTTACGCATTCAACTTTCCGCCATAGTAAGTTTCAGCGACCTCGTAAACGCCGGCGCGGTAAGATTCCGGAGTGTGGTATATAAGCAAAAATCCTGCATCCCACCCATCAAACAGCACATGATCGACGTTTGGGCGCGGATCGCCCGTCTTGAATATCCTATCAAGCTCTACCGCCGCCTCCTGCATTGTCATTTTCTTCATAGTATCGCTCCCCACTGATCGCCCATCGCAGCCGCAATTCCTGGATATGTCTTGGAGCGCTCAAGCCAGCGATCATCAGACGGACTCAGTCGGTTCTGGCCGCTGTCGGTTTGGTTGGCCCAGCGCGGGCGGCCATTAACCATGCGCGGCGCAACCTGCTTAGCCGGATCAAGTGCCAGCTTCGGCAGCCCGCGCGTCAGCCATAGGCCGGTTGCCTTGCTTGCGTCGTCTCCGAACTGGTGCGGATGGATAACTTGGTCAGGCCCGCGTATCGCCTTGTTGATGAATGACAAGGCAGGGTTCTCGATAGCGACCGGGAATGGCAGATCCAGCAACGCGCGGAAGTTCTCCAGCTCGATATCTCTTGCAGCCCTGCGATCTTCGCCAACGAGCGTCCCTGGCTTTACTCGCTGGTGATAGCCGACGCCCGGGTACTTATCGTAGTCCGGGTCGGCGTATGCCCACGCAGCGCTTACCGTCAGATACGTGCACATCGGATGCAGAATAGCCAGATCCCACTTATTGCCCATCACCTCCCACACGTCGCACTGATGATGCTTGCGCGAAAAGTCACGCGCCGGTAGCAGGTCGCACGTCCACACGTCATGGCCGTGCTTCTCGAATGCTGCTCGCGTCAATGGGCAGCACGAGTAGCCGATTAGGATGTTAGCCATCAGATTTCACCAATCATGCGGACGATCTCCGCTTTCAGCTTTGCGTCTTCACAAGAGGCAAGGAACTCGTGAAACTCAACCACTTTCGGTTCATCCATTTCGGTCAGTCCGGTAATGAGCTGGTCAATCCACTGTTGCGCTGTTTTCATTTCGTGTCACTCCATCCTCGTTGTGTATGGCTCAAGTATACACACCTTTTCGCCATTACAGATGACCGTTCGTCGCCTTCTCGCGTTAGGGTGTACGGGTTGGCGAGTAGGATATGCATATTCTGCGTCAGGATTTGCATTAGAAAACAGGCTGCATTGCCCGGAATAGAGCGGCTAAACCGGTAAAATATCAAATTAGGATTTTCGTAGCGTATAAACAAATAAAAACACCCCTACCGAAAAAGGGAAACAGATCAGTATATGCAGACTTACTTATATACTTTTTTCGCGCTTTTGTAGTAAGTAAGTATTAAGTAATTCTATATTTAGTATTTTACTAAGTAAAACCCCTCTAGCACGGGGCTTTCAGACCTTTTTCAGGATAATTTACGTGCGAATACTGAGAATCCTGAAACGCTTTACACATCGCAGCCCTTGGGCTAGTATTTCCTGCAAGGCCGTGGAACGCCTTATGAAACCAGAAGCCGGGCCAGTCCCATGCAGACAGCGTACGTTTCCTTCGACCTCCGCCTCCCGGCACCTGGTGGGTCGTTTGGAAGTTCCACCGTGCGCTGCCTACATGGGATTTTTTTTGGGTGTCAATGATGCATTTGATAGACGAAAAGCACGAGCACGAGGCGAATGCAGCCGGGCTGCGAATTGTCGGGAGCAGCGAGCGCACAGGGTATTATCTTTACCAGTTCATAAAGTGCGGTCATGTCGCGGAAAAAAGCGCGTGCGGCGTGAGAAGAAAAAGCGTTGCGTGCAAACAGTGTTCTTTTGAGCGACACGAGAAAGACGCCAGAGATCGCGGCCTTATCCTGATCGAGCGCAGCAAAAAGCCGGGTTACTGGAAGTACAGATGGATGTCGTGCAGGCATGTAGGGCACTACACGCCGCAAAACCTGCGACACAACAAAACCACCTGCCAAAAATGTGCGGACCTAGGAATTTACTGACATGACAATCGACTACACCGACGAACTAGACGCCGGATGGATCATCTTTCCGCTGCACCGCATCGAGCGCACACAGAGCGGCGTGCGCTGCGGCTGTGGCGACGATGATTGCCAAGCCATAGGCAAGCACCCGCGCGCATCGAACTGGCAGCACACGCAGCCATACGAGCAGGATCAGCTGGATTATCTGGAAGACTTCGATGATGAGTTCTTTGGAAACCAGCTGATCGACAATCACGGCGTTGTTGTCGCCTCAAGCGGACTGATCATTGTCGACGTTGACGGGCGCAACGGCGGCTTTGATTCTGCCGCCAAGCTGGCGCATATAAGGGAGCAGGCGCGCTACATTGTCCGCACCGGCTCAGGCAACGGCGAGCACTGGTACTTCACAATTCCTGCCGAGTGGGTTGGAAAGTCGCTATCCGGCACGCTGCGTGATTACCCAGGTATTGACTTTAAGAGCACGGGGTTTGTTGTGGGTGCTGGCTGTGAGCACGCCAGCGGGCAGCGCTATGAAGCGATACTGGGGTCGCCCGCCGAGGCGAGCGAAGCGCCCGCCGATCTAATGGACCTGCTGAATCGCCCAGAGCGGGCGCGCTTTGTGATGAACGGCACGACCACCGACTACAGCACAGACGACCTGCGCAGCATGGTCGAGGCGATACCGAATAGGGCAAAAGACTACGAGCGCTGGATTCGCGTCGGCATGGCTCTGCATGATGCAACAGGCGGCAGCGGCGAAGGCTTCGATATGTGGCACGAATGGTCCGCCAAGTGCCCAGATCATGACCCGTCATTCATGGACAAGAAGTGGCACAGCTTCGGCAAGTCCGCATTGCGGGCAACGGTCGGCACGCTGATCGAATGGGCGCGCGAATCGGGATGGTCTGCACCAGTAACGTTTACCGATAACACCGACTGGGATGAGGTGCCAGCTGCGCCGGTCGCTGCGCCTAAATACGATCTGTTGAGACCGCCCGGACTGGTCGGGCAAATATGCCAATGGATTAACAGCCGATGTGCTCACCCGCGCGAGCAGCTGGCAGTTGCTGCGGCGCTCCAGATCGTGAGCAACGCGGCTGGACTGAATTACCTTGTGGCCGGACGCAACACCAGCCTTAACCTAATGTCGTTTGCGATTGCGGGCAGTCGGTCAGGTAAAGGACCGATCAAGGCGTGCATCAACGAGGCGAACAGGGCGCTTGGCCTGTCTCCAGCCGAGCACGGAAAATTCAAGTCGAGCCAGGAGCTGGTACGCAACGCCATTCAGCACCAGATCATCATCTATACCTACGATGAATTTGGCGAGCAGCTGAAAAAGGTAAGCGGCGCGGCGCGAAGTGGTGCGCACTACCTGGAAGACTTGACCGCCGAGCTTATCGCCATGTACTCGGTCGCTACCGGCGTGCATAACGTATCGGGTGACGTTAAGCGTGAGATTGTCGAGCGCATGGACAAGCAGCTGTCAGCCGCAATCAAGAAAGAGGGACTCGAAGATGGCGAAAGCCCTGCCGACTTTGCGAAGGCGCACCCAGATAGCGCGGTAGCGAAGGCGCTGGCGGATCGTAGCCGGGCAGAATACGGAATTGTTGAGCCTTACCTGACCTTCTTCGGCATGAGTGAGCCAACATCATTCCACGAGGCAATCGGCGCTAACCGCTCTTTGCTGACTGGCGGCTTTCTTGGGCGCTCGCTGATCTTCGAAGAGCTGGAGACGGTACCAGAGGAAAAAGACCCGTCAGAGGTCTATCACGGGCCGATGCCTGACGGCGTAATGATGCGCCTGATGGCGCTTTCTGGAGCAGGCAGTGCAGATGCACGAAAAGGCGAGCGCATTGAGCGGCAAGGTGATTGGCAATACATCGACTGGTCGCCAGAGGCTGAAAAAATGTTGCGCGGTGTTCGACAGTATTGGCGAGACGTTGCATTGCATGAGCGCGACACAGGGTCAGGTCTTGAGAGCCAGGCTCTTGGCGCGACTGAGCTTGCTATCAAGGTGGCCGGTATTCTGGGCGCTGGCGCGGGCACGATCAGCAGCCAAGATATCGGGTGGGCGCACGAGCTTATAAAGCGCATCACGCACATGAAGATCAACAAGGCCAAGTCTGGCGACAGCATGGAATCGGCAGACGCTGGAGAAAAGGGTAACGGCCTGCTTCTGGGCATCATGACTGCGCTTGAGAATGCGGGCGGAGAAATGACGCCGGGCGTTCTAAAGCAGCGAGTACCGGGCGGCAAGAAGGTTGGTGATGTCGGCATACAGAAAGCGCTTGATTATCTGGTAGAGCGCGGGCGCATCAGCTGCGATAAACGGAAAGGCGGCAATGGTCGCATTTTTTCCTATTATTCTATTGTATAAGTATCAGCGCAGTGCTAATCTTTTGCTGTCACTAATACAAAAGAGGATTAACGATGCTTGACGAACTGGTGGCGGAATTGCGAAAGCATGACCGCGCTGAAATCGCGTTCAAATCGGGAGTGTCGATTAGCGCGATCAATGGCCTGCTTTGCGGTGCCAACAAAAACCCGAAGCTAGCAACCATCGAAGCCCTGCAAAAGTTTCTGGAGGAAAAGCAGAATGAGCTATCTGGCAAAGGCCGCTAAGCCTAAATCCAAGCCGCCGATGATTACCATTGTCGGGTCGCCCGGCACCGGCAAGACGTCACTTGGCGCGATGTTCCCTAATTCCATCATGATGATGGCCGAAGACGGCGCGTCCGTTTTCGACAACTGGGACGACGACGCCAAGCCCGCGGTGATGCCGCGCCTGCCGAAGGCCTCAAAAGACGAGGTAGGAAATATGCGCAGCACCCGTGAAACCCTGATGGGCATCATGGACGAGCTGCTGAATACCGATCACGGCTTTACCACGCTGGTGGTCGACAGCATCACATCGCTGGACATGCTGCTGTGCCACGAAATCGCACTGCGCGACGGCGTGAACACGGTTGCGGATGCGTCTGGCGGGTTCCACAAGGGCTACACCGAGGTGGCGAGCTGGCACGCTGAGTTTGTGTACAAGTGCGAGCAGCTGCGCGCCGTTAAGAAGATGGGCATTGTTTTCTTGGCGCACACCGGCATCAAGAAGATCCGCAACCGCCCGGACAGCGCCGCCGACTACTCTGTGTTCAGTATGGATATGGATAACCAAGCCCTGAGCATTTACACCAGCCAATGCGATGCTGTGCTGTACCTTGTCAAAGAGGAATTTGTGCAAGGTGCCGAGACCAACCGCAAAGGCCAGACCACCAAATACGGTCGCCTGATGCAAACCGGCGAGCGCAAGCTGATCACAACAGGCGACGGCCAAGTTGGCTACATCAACGCCAAAAACCGCTACAACATGCCTGCTGAAATCCCGGTCGAGCAAGGTAGCAACCCGATCCTACAGTACGTGAAATTCTACAACAGCGAGGTAGCACAATGAGCTTTTGGCAAACAAGCGACGGGCAGAGCGCCCAGCAGCAAAACGGCAGCTTTGAAATGGGCGGCGATGCTCTTGCGCCTATCCCGGACGGAACCAGCGTTCTCGCTGTCGCAGAGGAAGCGAAGAACACAGACTTTGATGGCAGCAGCTACATCAATATCAAGTGGCGCATCAGCAAGCCCGCCGAGTACGGCAACCGCGTAATCTTCCAGAAGGTTTATGTCTATACGCCGGAAAAGGCCGACAAGGCCAAGAAGATGCTTGCGGCTATCGCGTCGAACGCTGGTGGCGGGCTGTTTTCGGCAATGGAGCAGCGCGGCGAGAACATGCCAAGCGATATGAGCCTGGCGCAACTGTGCAACCGCCCTATGGTTTTGAAGCTGTCAACTTGGACTATCGACAAGGACAAGGCCGGGAACGCACTACCGAAAGAGCAGCACAAGCACGGCAACTGGGTCCAAGCCGTTTCGCCTGCCAAGTCGCAGGCTGCTTCACCGGCTAAGGCTCCTACACCGCCACCCGCTCCGGCACCTGCGGCTGACAGCTTCGACGACGATATACCATTTGCCAACCCGTACCGTGGCGTACGCGCACTGCTGGTATAACTCACCACAAGCCCGGCCAAGTGCCGGGCATGTTGACAATGTAACGCAACTGAGGTACATTGAGGGCATGTCTATAGAAAAACGGGAATGCCATGAATGCGGAAAAGAGTTCTTTGGTACATCAAGGGCCAAGTTCTGCGGTGGAACTTGCAGGCAAAGAAGCAGAAGGAAACAAAAACGAGATAGAGCTAATAAGAAAGAGTCTTTCTTACTGCCCGGAAACGGGAATATTCAAATGGAAGTCAGTCAACAAGAATCACAATGAAAAACATGGAAAGGTTGCTGGAACGAAAAAGGGACGCTATGTAAGTATCACGCTAGCTGGGAAAAGACATAGAGCGCACAGGCTAGCTTGGCTCATTACATTCGGGTACTGGCCTATTCTAGTTGATCACATAAATGGCGATGGTCGTGACAATAGAATAGAGAACTTGAGAAACACAACCTCAAGTGTAAATGCTCAAAATCACACAAGAGTAAAGAGCAAGAAAAAAGATTTACCGGTTGGCGTAAAGCTATTGGCCAGCGGAAACTATCAGGCTCGCGCAACAGCAGGCGGTAAATGTTACGCGCTAGGGTCTTACAAAACCAAACAAGAGGCGCACGATGTTTATGTCAGATTCACGGAAAGATTTCACAACAACCCAGCGGTCTGCTGAATGGTTTGAGAAACGCAAAGGCCGCATTACCGGCAGCCGCGTTGGCGCAATTCTCGGACTGTCGCCTTGGCAGAAGCCTGCGGACATTTTGCGCGCAATGGTGCGCGAGTATCACGGCGCAGAATCAGAGTTCAAGGGAAACCCGGCTACCGAGCACGGAACCAACAACGAACAGCGCGCCCTGCTGGCATTCATGCGAGAAACCGGCCTGCAAGTCGAGCAGTGCGGATTTTTCCCGTACGGCGACCGCATGGGTGCATCGCCTGATGGTTTGACGGATGACGGCGGCGTGCTTGAGCTGAAAGTGCCTTTCGGCTTGCGCAACGATGCCGAGGCGAGCTTTAAGCCTTTGGCGGATCAGCCGCACTATGCGGCTCAGGTCCAGATGGAAATGCTGGCTGCCGGTTGCGAGCACGCCTATTTTGCCCAGTACGTCGCGCCAAAGGGAGATCCTCTGTCGCATGACTACGTGCCGGAGCAGATCAAGATTGAGCGCGTCGAACTTGACCCCGAATGGATTGACAGAAACCTTCCAGCAATCAGCGCATTTTATGAGCTTTACCTGAGCGAGCTGGACAACCCAGAGCACCTGGAGCCGCTGCGATCTGTCATCGAGTCGCCAGAGGCTGTCGGAATGTTGGGCGAGCTTGACGCGCTCCGCCAGCGCCAGAAGGATGACGCGGCGCGAGAAAAGGCGATCATTGCCGAGCTTATCGAGCTTGCCGGTAGTCAGGACGCACTGATTCACGGTCGCAAGCTGACCCAGGTTGAGCGAAAAGGCAATGTGCAGTACGCCAAGGTGCCTGAGCTGAAAGGCGTAGACCTTGAGCCGTATCGAGCCAAGTCGTCTGTGTTCTGGAAGATGTCGTGATATAATATTTGCGCGCGGATAGGGTGGCCACCCGAAAGCATCTAGTCAATGTTTCCGCGCCTTCCTGACCACCTTTGACCGGGGATCAAAATGCTACAGCCAAGGTTTTATCAACAGGATTCTCACGACGCCGTAATTGCCCACTGGCGCGCATCAACGCTGCCCGTTGTTGTAGAGGCGGCCACCGGGGCAGGCAAGTCCGTCATCGTCGCCATGCTGGCAAAGACGCTGCATGATTTGTCTGGCGGCAAGCGCGTTCTTTGTCTCGCCCCATCTGCCGAGCTTGTCACGCAGAACGCCGAGAAGTACCGCGCCATTGGCGAGAAGTGCAGCGTTTACAGCGCGAGCGCCGGGCAAAAGAGCCTGCGACATCAAGTGGTGTTTGCCACAGAGGGCACATTCAAGAAGGTCGCCAAGCGCTTAGGTTCCGAGTTCGCTGGCGTCATCGTTGATGAATGCCACCGGATAACGCCGACGATCCAGAGGATCATCGACGACATGCGGGCAGGCAACGCGAATTTGCGCGTAGCGGGGCTTTCGGCTACTCCATACCGCCTCGGTACGGGGTTCATATACGGCGTAGACCAGGACGGCAGGGCGCTTGCGGAGAGCGTGGCGCTTGAGCCTTACTTTCACCAATGCGTGTATAGCATCGGCGCGCGCATGCTGCTAGACCTAGGATTCCTGACGCCATTGTGTGCTGGGACAATCAATGCCGCCAAGTACGACACAAGCGGCTTGAAGGTGCAGAGCAATGGGCAGTTCAGTGCGGCGACGGTAAAGGCGGCTTTTGAGGGCTGGGGGCGCAAGACGGCGGCGATTGTTGCTGACATTGTCGCCCAAACCCAAGACGCCACAGGGGTAATGATCTTTGCGGCGACTGTCGAGCACGCTAAAGAGGTGATGGCTAGCCTGCACCCAGACAATGCGCGCCTGATCACTGGAGCAACCCCGAAGGGCGAGCGCGACAAGATCATATCTGACTTCAAGGCAGGTAAATTCCTGTACCTCGTGAACGTTGCGGTCCTGACCACTGGCTTTGACGCCCCGAACGTTTCGCACATTGCGATTCTGCGCAAGACCGAATCGGTTAGCCTGCTGCAACAGATCATGGGGCGCGGCATGCGCCTGTTTGATGGCAAAGATGAATGCGTGGTGCTCGACTACGCGGGCAATATTGAAACGCACTGCCCAGACGGAGACCTATACGCGCCGCAGGTGAAAGCCGCCTACCAGTCCGAAGGCTTGGAGCCTATCGAGGCCGTATGCGAGTCATGCAGCCGTATCAACCTGTTCAGCGCTCGCAAGAATGATGCGGGTTTCGAGGTTGACCAGTACGGGTATTTTGTCGACCTGTCGGGCCAGCGGATCATGGTACAGAGCGCCAACGGTGACATGCTTCCGATGCCTGCGCATTACGGCAGGCGTTGCCAGCATTCGCACATTCGAACGGGCGAGCGCTGCGACTATTACTGGTCGTGCAAGGTCTGCCCTGTCTGCGACCATGCCAACGATATTGCGGCGCGTTTTTGTGGCGGGTGCAAGGCGGAGCTTATCAACCCGAATGACAAGCTCATTGAAATGCACCGCCTGCACAAGAAAGATCCGACCAATCCGCAGTGCGACGAATGCTTGAGCATTGAGTATGTGCGCGGTATCAGTCGCGCCGGTAATGACATGATCACGGCGACGATCACCACGCCGCGCCGCAAGTTCCCGGTGTACCTGCTGGAGAACAGCAGCTATCAGGCGCAGAAGAAGCACGCATTTTCGCTTGCCACTGATGAGTTCAAAACAACGCCGAGGACCGTAAGCTACGTCAAAGACGGCGACTTCTGGAAGGTGCTGGGCTTTGGCGCACCGACCGACGATGAATTGTTGCAGGAGAAGATAACAGCATGAAGATGCCCCGATGGTTACCTGTATACGGCGACCAGTCGTACAGAGGCGATTGCCCTAAAGAGGCCGCCGAGCAGGTAACGTTTTTCAATCAGGTGCGAATGACCGAGTGGGCAAGCGTTGCGCTTCACCCAAGAAACGAGGGCAAGTTTACGCATGCCCAGGTTGCACGAATGAAGGCAGAGGGCATGCTTCCGGGCGCATCAGATATCATCATAATTGGATCGCCCGTGTTCTGCTGCGAGCTGAAACGGCGCGATCATACCAAGTCGTCATGGCAGCCTGGGCAGCTGGAATTTCTGGAGGATTCACTAAGGCGCGGCGCGTTTGTATGTGTTGCGCTTGGGTTTGAAGCGGCATGGGAGGCGTTTCAGGAATGGATATTGACGCAACCGCCACCAAAATAACAGCCCTCCCAAAATCCGAATGGCTAGCCGCTGTCGAAGCGCTACCAGAAGCCGAACGTGAGCCGGTAAAGGACGCCATTCGGCTCATGTTTAGGCGGCATTCGGCCTTTCGGGTATATATCGAGGGCAAGCGCCAGCCGGTGAGCATGATCGTGACGGAGAGGGCTACGGTGGCGGAGGCTTTGGATGTGGCGCGGCAGGTTTTTATTAGGCATGTGGTTATTAGGGTGGAGGTGGTTTGATGCTTTATTTCTTCGCGTTTTTCTTCCTGCTTTGCGGGGAATACATGATCGCGTTTATGTGTCTGTGTCTCGCTGCGGCGGTTGATGCTTAATTCCGACCAACGGTCAACACACACGGCGCGGAATAGATTAAGGTTTGGTTTTGATAAAAAGGAGGTGGGAAGTGGAAAGAATGTACAACGTTGTAGCAATCAACGAAAAGACCGGCGACGTTATCCAGCTTAACGCCACGCCGATGACGCATAAAGAGGCTTGCACGTTCAAGTCGAAGTTCATCGATTATCCGGGGCGGCGCATCCAGTTGGAGGAAGCATGAAACTCAAATTCTGGAACCCAATCGTACGCCGCAAGGCGCACAAGAAGCCAAAGCCGTCACGGATCAAGGCCCGCCACATGCTTCACGGAGGACCGCTTGACGGGCACAAAGTCTGCCTGTGCACGTCTGGCACGATCCCGTTCAGCATGGGCGAATATCGCGGCTACTACGACATGTCGAACCAATGGTGCGGGCTATGAGCCAAGACGATTTCATCCTGAACAACGTGAAGGCAGAGTTGATGAAAGCGCGGATCAGCGAGCGCATCGCGGGACTTGCCGCCCAAGACGCCTTGCACTACTACCGACAGTGCTCGCACTTCAAGAAGTCCGCATGGGCCGATACGATGGCTTATGCGAAGAAGCGGGCGAAAGCGATCAAGTAGCCGACGAACGGTAGCCCACTCCCCGCACGGATGGGCTACTATCACTGCACGAACAACGGAGGAGGTGAAGTAATGACATTAGAAGAGCGTTTCCAGCAGATAAAGAACCAACTGGCGGAGAGCATGCAAGAATCTGCCGCCGAAGCAATGAAGAGCGTTCACGACGACATGATGCCGTTCATCGAGGCCGACTCTTTTGTAAATGCTCGCTATGTCGCCGAGCGTGCACTTGACGATCTGATTTGCGGTCGATTCGTGCGCAACGGCGACTATGTCAGCGTCACCGGAAGCGAAGGCGTGTCAATCCGTCTCAAGATGACTACCCATCAATACGACGGATTGCGCAAGAGTATGCTTGATGTCATGCCCGAATGCCCCAAGGACTTGGAGATTCGCAGCTTGCGCGAGCAGCTTGAAGAGATTCGCCGCAGCACTTTCGGCCTTGGCGCATAAGGAGCACACGTTATGACAATGGCAACACGCAAACCACGCAAAGAGCTGGAGCGCATCCAGCTCCAACGCCGCACCGCAATCCGCCGTGCGGAACGTATCGACGAAATGGGCGCGGACTACCTAATGCACCCGGAAAACAAGGGCGTTAATTGGAGGGCAGCACAATGACCACACAACAACAGCGCGACATCACCACAACCGAGAACGCAGACCTGCTGCGCGACCGCTGCGAGGCGCTGGAATATCTGTTGGCTGGCGCTCTGCAACGCCTGCGCGAGGCCGATCAGGTCTATGCGGTAGCCGAGGCGTTCGACCAGGGGCGCTATTCTGTTGAGGATGTTTTGAAGCATAAGGAGCTGGAAGCATGAAACGCGATACAGTGATTCGATATGTGCTTAATCGCCTCAAAGGCGTTCGCTATGGCCGCAACCCGGAATACGAGTTCGGCGTGCTGCACGGCATCCTGCTGGTTTCGTCGCTGTCTGGGTCGATCACTAGCGACGAGTTCAGCAACCTGATGGACCTATCCATGAGCGCCCGAAACCACGCGGCGGAGGCAGCATGAAACAAGAACATGAAATGACGCCGGGTGTGTTGGTGTCGGATGGCAAGATTCCTGATGTGCTCGTGCCGAGCGTAGCCACGCGCGAAATGAAGGACGCCGCACTTGCAGAGCTTGAGCGCCAAGGCTTCGACTGCCAAGACTTTGTTGTGCAGCCGGTTTATCAGGCCATGCTATCCGCCGCCCCTGCGCCTGTTGAGCGGGCAACTGACAAGGAATCGTTGTCGGTTGACCAGCTATGGGCCGTTCACGCTCAAGGCCCGGACGAGCTGTACCCGGCATTCAATCGCGACGACGCCGAAAAGCACGCAGCGGCGCTGAACGCGCTGTCGGCCAACTGCGACATCAAAGTATCGGCTGTAGTTGTCGAGTCGCCGTGGCCGCATGTTGATCACTGGAAGTATCTCGCAGAGCAGGAGCGCGAGCACGCAGAACAGTTTGTGGACGTAGATGCAATCTTTCCAAAGGCTGCGCCTGTTGAGCGGGTGGAGACTGATAAGCGAATTGATATGTGGGGCAGGATTCATGACTTGGCTGTGTCGAAAGGGTATGACCATGTTCTTTACGCCGTCGAGTGCGCCCCAGTTTACAAGTGTGACTGCATGGGCGCTCGAAAGGTAGCTTTAGATCTAGACGGAAATACCATGCCTTGCGAGTGCGTGACCGCTGCAAACGACACCACCCCGCAGCCCTCGCCAGCCCCTGCCGCCCCGGATGTGGCTGGGCTGGTTGAGGCGCTGGAAGGTTTAATGCGAATTGAGTCGCGCGACAGGGTAATGCCAATCGGTAAGGAATGGGACGCTGCTCGCGCAGCCGTCGCCGCCTTCCATAGGGAGGGTTGAGGGATGAATCTGCCGACTTACTGCAAAGAGTGCGGAAGCGAGAAGCTGTCATGGTCTACGCACAACAAAACGCCGAGCGACGTACCTGACGGTCGGCTTCGATCTAACGAGGTTCACTGTCTCTTTGTGCTGGGCTGCGACGAGTGCTCAGAAACCCTGAAAGTAGTCAGCGCCGACGCCATTGCCGAGTTTCTTACCCGGGAGCAGCAGCCATGACTGATAAGCCGGAGGTGGTGGCGTACGGTTGGGAGCATAGAGGGCGGCATGCCTGTGTTGACCCGGCGTACGCAGCGCAGCTTATGGGTGATGGAGAGCAGGTTTATGCCTTGATACGCCTCACCGACCACGAAAGGTTGCAAGCTGAGGCGGAAAGGTTGCAAGCCGACCACGAAGCCGCCCGCGCAGCAGACAAGGCGCGGATCAAGCTGCTGGAGGCGGCGCTTAATCATGTCCGAAAGGAGCTGGGGATTGATTGGCTGCACCCGTGTTTTGATGCCGCTCGTGACGCCCTATCCCAGCAGGGGAAGGAGTGACCGCATGGGGATTACTACAAAGACGGTAGAGACATGCACTTGTGATCTCTGCGGGGCAGTCTGCGGCAAGCACGACGGAAACATTTTCATTGAAGTTTATCCCGGCGATGGCCGCGATGTTGGCCCGGGGCATGTTATGGCAGAACTGCGCGTGCACATTCCGTATAAGGCAAGCAACGGGATAGCTTGCCGCGCCTGCAAGATTAAATGGCTATCAAAGTACGTTGCTGACCAGCAGGGCAAGGAGGGTGAGAAGTGAGCATTCACATTCATGCGCCTGCTGGCGTGTACGTCGCCCAGGTACGCAAGCACGGCCATCGCTTGTGGGAGACGGTCGGCAAGCCAACGAAGTGCAAGCGCTCTGCTGCGAAACGCGCTGTCGGCGCGATGGTCGCCAGAGACTGCAAGCGTGCACGAGTGCTCTGGTGTTGTGAGTGGTATGACCCTTACGTGGTGATGGAGGCCAGTGGATGACCACCCTTCCCTTCGACATAGCCCGCTGCGCCGGACGCTTTGATCTGATGCCGGACGGCCAGTGGTGCCCGGAGCGCGACACCTGCCAGAGGTATTTAGCTTTTGTGCAGTGGGATCGCGGCGTAGTGGCTGACTATCGCAGCATCCGCGTGAACATGGCCGCACCGGATTGCAAACACAAAATCGAGGTGACAAATGAACCAATCTGAATCCCATCCATTCGGCGCATACACTGTCGCCGCTCGCCAGGCTGACCGGGCGATGATTGAGCTTTTGACGTTGGACTATCTGAACAATGGCGGAGCGATCACGTCGCTTGATCCGCAGCCAGAGCCAGAGCCGCCAGCGCCTGCAAGACAGAAGCGAGAAAAGCACGTATATCAAGGCGAGCAAATCAAGCTGCGCGATGTTGCCAAGATGGCGGGTATACACGAAAACAGCCTGCGATCGCGCATGAAAAACAAGGGGGTGACTCTTGAAGAAGCCATAGCAATGGGTCCGCCGCGCGGATCGAAGTCATGACACGCCCACACTACGACAGCCGCGAGTGCTATTGCGATCACAAGCTGGCCGGCACTGGCGCTGTCTTCTACCAGTCAACCGGCTGGCTGTACTGCACGGTCTGCGAAGGTTGGCAGCGGATCAGAAAGCCTGTTGATCCGACGAACGGTAGTGCAGGCAGCCAAGAGCGCAGCTATAGTGACTCCACTACCAACACGGAGGCGTTACCATGAACTCGCAAGAACTCGCAGCACTCACAGAGAAATTCCAGCGCAACGGCGGCAAGGTTAAGCAATGCGCAACAGGCGACAACGCGGTACGTTACATTCCGCGTAACTTAATGCACTGTCAATGCGGCTGCAACGGCGATTACACTGACCACAGCATGCGCGCTGGCGAGTCTGGCCGGTGTGCTAGTGTGATTATTCTATAAGGAGAAGGGAAATGACTAAGTTTGTGACGATTTTGGCGCGGGAGTTGGGGGAGTGGCCGGAGAATCAGACGTTCGCCACTCAGGACCCGGACAAAGAGGTAAGGTTTAATGACTCCAGGCATGATTTTTATGCGTCCGAGCTTGCCGATGATGCCGGGGAGGATTACGGCGAGGGGGTCGAGGTAACCCGCGAAATGTGGCAAGCCGAACGCGAGCGCCTGAGTGCGCCGGAGTGGGATGGTGAGGGGTTGCCGGGTGTTGGGGTTGAGTGTGAGTATCGCAGCGGCTACGTTGAGCGGCCTTACACTTACTCATCGTGCCGGATCATCGCTCATTTCGA